CATTTGTCGGGAATCGAACCCGAGTCACAACCTTGGAAGGGTCGCATTCTACCACTGAACTACAAATGTAGTTATTGATATGTGTGGTTTGTTTAGATGGTGTTTGACCTCACTAACAAAACATCGGATTACGTGTTACAAATAAGTCCCATTGATAAGGATGAGTTTTAAATCCGCCTATAGTCTCTTTTGTCAAGCGAATAAGAGTCGGCGCGTCAGCACGACTTATAAAATACATAGCCGGATATACTGACATTAAATGATTCAACATATTTAGACATGCTTCGTCGTCATTATACCAATTTGGTGATATTTCAATTATAAGTGATTCTATTTGTGATAAATAAGGATAGAGTGTTGGCAAAATATGTAGTTCATGCCCTTCAGTATCAATCTTCACAATATCAACAGATTTACCTTCTATAAATGGATTAATGCGTGTACACGGAACTTTGAGCGATGCAGCTTCATCACGTGAATGTGATTGACCTTCCTCAAGTGTAAATGGCAGCGTTCCTTCTATATTTGAAATTGCTAGATTATGTACTTCTATACGAGGTTCATTTGCTATGTAAGGTAATAAATTCTTATACGAAATAGGATTGGGTTCAAATGATAAAACCTTGGACGTTACATTTTTATCTACTACAAAAAACGACCACCATCCTTGATCCACACCAATATCAATACATAATGGATTCACTTTATCCATCAATAATGCTTCGGTTATAGATGCAATACACACATCTCCATCATTTCCACTTACAATATGACGTACAGAAACGCCATATCGTAAGTAATTATTGTTATTTATTATAACAATCCAATCAACTCCATCAGGCCATTCCATTTTAATAAACATGAAAAATATAAATACCTTAAATTACCGTATGTAAAACCGGTATCCAACGGCTGCGCCTATTGTACAGACTGTGGTACCCCATAAGATATCTGTAAGAGTCATTTCCAGGGTATAGTTTGTGAGTGTGGCAAAATTGGTTAAATCATAAAAAGCGTATAGAATGAAACCAATAATGGCACCCTTGAATGCCGCATCCTTTGTGTTTTGGGCATCCTTAACGGCGTAGAGAAAGATTGCCACTGGGATAAGGAGGTATATAAGAACGGCGGGGACAATGCGGGGATTCAACTGAGATTTCTGAATCTTATAGAACAGGTCATTGTGGTAATTGTACCGTAAGGTGAGCCAACCGGCATCTAAGACTCCTACTGCGATAGCAGATCCAACAATCGCTTCTACTGCGTTCATCCCTTCTTGTTAAGGTATACTGTTTTTATAGACGGCTTAATATGGAACTTGAGGGTCTAGGTTGTTCGCTAGTTGGACGCGCCCTTTATTGCTTTTGTAACGAACAGAATAGCTGGATTCCCTGGGAGTTCATATCCGGCTCCCCCTACGCTTGTCGTATTTTGGTTTGCGGTGCCGGTGTAGACACTCTTGAACTTGAACACGACTGGACATTTGTAGTTCGCCCTAGTGGGTCGGGCAAAGAGTGGTCGTGCCTTGCTACCATCATGAAAGGTATGAGCAACGGTATGGGGGTAACCGGCTCGGTACTTATTGTATTTAGTGTCGGCTCTCCCAAGGCACCACCTGGATTTCTAACATTTATGGATGGAGTGCTGAATGAGGGACGGACACTTTTGACGCGCATTTGGCTCGGTGAACATATTGAAATCCCTACGATTCCGGATGCCATCTTCTTTCCTCTTGGCGTACCGGCGCATACAATGTACGATATGATTCATCGGCTTCCTGGGCGGATGGGGCACGAAGGCTTTGCGATGACAGGGGATTGGTCGCTCATTGTGAAAGCTACGGCGGAGCAGGGTTTGGGGTTAGTGGTAAGTGATATTGGGGAATCGCGCTGGTCGTTGTTCTGGCATAAGATTGCCGATTCCGATACCGAAACGGATACAACCCGTTTTCGTAAAGGTATGCGCCTTCTGCGACTTGGAACGCATATAATGGAGCGCTGTGGAGTGGGATTTATCGGTACTTCGTCACAGAGCGGTGCTCAATGATGTTTGGTTGGTGGGGGCTCAGTGGAAGAGCTTGAACGTGCCCTTCTTCGCCTTGTATCCCGCCTTGACAAGATGCTTGAGCGCCTTCTTGCCCGCCGCCGAGGCGCGGCGGCTTACAATGCGACCGTGCTTGTTCTGCTTGAGGTCGTTGCGGGTCAGACCGCCGGACGTGTGGTGCGCCGTGCCGTGCCAGACCTGCGCACGGGTGCCAACGCGGGGCGTCTTGCCACCCGCCTGTACGTTGTTGCCGTTGGTACGCTTATTCTTACGAGTGCGATTTGCCATAGTGGTTTCTATCTAAATAGAAGATTTTTCTCTAGGAACGAACATTCTTTATCCTTATGCGTGTTTGCTTTTAGAACCGTCTTCTCTATCCACTGTTCTAGGTCTGCCAGTTCGTCTGTCGGGTCCAATGAACGGGCGTGTTGTAGAGAAATGGAGGACCGCTGATTATAGAATTCACGGTCTTGTTTGAGTTTACGCAACGTTTTCACCCACTCGGCTAGGTCGTTGCGGTCGCAATACAACGCAGCGTCACCACAGCATTCCATCAGCCCAGGAGTGGCGGAAACGACAACAGGGATACCGGAAGACATTGCCTCTACAGCAGTACGCCCCCACGTCTCCTCCTTGGACGGCATAATCATCACCCACGTCTGAGCGTATACATCCTTAATCTGTGTGGTATGTTCAATGTATTTAAGATTCGGGAGCGTTTTATCGGTGATTTGCTTACGATATCCGCCAATAATACCTAAGAACTCTTGCTCGGGCATAGCCGTTGCCAACTGTATAAGAAGCGGTCCTCCCTTATTTTCATTCACGTTACTCAAGGTGACATATTTGGCTTCCTTCTTCGGTTCGTCAAGATGTGAGTGATAGATACCATAATTACGATAGTCTACCGGCGGTCTTACAATACGTATAAAGTCATCGGGTAAATCCTTACGGGACGCCTTCAAACTATGCGAATTGAAAATCGCCCACTGACGTCCCTTGAGTCTATCGTCGAACCAATAGGGTCCTACCGCCCTTACATAATTATCAGTATGGACCCATTCCAAGAAAGGTATACCAAACTTATGAGCTATCCATAACGACTGTTTACGGTAAAAATAGGAATGGCTCATTAAGACGTGTGTATCTTTTAGGAGTTCAAACAAGATTTTAGTATTGTATAGATCAAAGCAACGGACACCCTCATACGTCTTATTCGGGTATCCAGGTGTACCGACCCAAATATCGTATAAGTACGGTTTCTTAAGGAGATGCTTATTCATCGTATGTGCGCAAAACTCGGACCCCGCATTTACGAAAGGCACATAATCGTGTAGAATCCATAATACACGAATGCGGGTGCCAGGTGGGTCAATAGTATCCCACGACGGCCAGTTCTCGTATTCAATGGACGCCGCCTTTTCGGGGGAAATAGTCAATACATGTTTTGACCTTGCGTCTCCGAAAATCAGAAGCACAATACATAAGGCTAGTAAATATAGCCAAATGTCTTTTAGCATTCCTTAATTGGGTATTATATTTTGGGTACTGGCGTCCGCATCTTGTTTTGACTTAATAGGAGTTCCATACCAGCTATCCAGTAGTTGCGTATTATAGGGAATCCTGTTCTTCAAACAATAGAGCATATAGCGCATCATTCGGTAGATATTCCATTGGTCTGCTACACCGGCAAAATGTAGTAGGAAATCTCCTGGCTGGAACAGCCTTGCTGTGGGGTCGGTGGCAAGATTTTTCGGACCAAATAGGTAGGCGTTGAATTGTGCGTGGTTATTAATAGTCTCTATCTTGATGGCGTCGTGGGGATTATTATTGTAGAGATGAAGCATTGCCGCGTTTTCCCACCAAATATGGTGGATAAACTCCGTCTGTTCGTAGGTACGTAGGATAAAATCCTTTAGCCAGGCGGATTTGCCACGCAGAAGCATATTGCCTGAATTAAGATTGCCACATACGTCTCGGGTCCACAGTAGGTCCTTACCTGGGGGCAGAAGGGGAAGAATATGGCTGGTAAGAGGAAGATCATAATTGGTGAAAATTACGTCGGCATCGGACCAAAACAGATAATCGTACATGTCAATAAACGTTAGAATATAGCGGAGTTTTGACCAGGGAATGGGTCGTGTGCGGTCCCATACTTCCTTACCACCTACGTGAAAGTCATATCCGTGCTTCTTTGCGTATTCACGCTTTGTTTGAAGACCTGGTTCCATCGCCTTTGTATAATCGGCGCCGATAATCATCGTAATAATGGCAATGCGCGGCTTATTTTGCTGCATGGTGTTGGGTGCGGCAAAAAATTGAAGCCGGTTAAATAGATTCTACAATTCATACACAATCATGTCCTTAAGTAATTCTATTGTTTCGATAGTGTGTGTTCTTCCTTCTACACCTACGGCACCTGTAGCGCCCCTTGTAAAATATATTAAAAACAATGAAGGTAATTATGTATGCCCCCATCAAGGTTGTACCAAGATTACTACAAAGCAAAATACTATGTATTATCATATTATGAAAAATCATAGTACAACTTTGCCATTTCAGTGTAATCGGTGTGCAAATACTCCACAGTTTCTACAGAAATCTGGATATATGAATCATTTGGCAACAAAACATGCTGATAATATTAAGTTGACTGATAAAGAAAAGGAAGTTCTAGGTGGTATTACAGAAAATCCGGTTGCAGCGGTGTCGTTCAAGTGCCCCTCGCCAGGTTGTACGCAGAAGACGCATACGAAATCAAATATGCTAATTCATTATGCTAGAACCCACGCAAGAGATTGGATTCCGTCCTATGTTCGCGGAGAACCGTGTAAGCGTTGCCATCACCTTTATGCCTCCTCCTCTGCTTATCTTTATCATACCCTTACTTGTTATAATACATTGATACCCGCCGATCAGTTGAACATCATCTCGCGAATTAGGTAAAGACCGTGGTAGCCAATTGCCGCAAATCCTAGTAATAACAACATCTCAAAATAACGACGATTTGTGTCTTTTTTCAAGTATCCTATAATGAGCAAGAGCGGTGCAATGAGTAGAATATGAATCCAGTTAACCCAGGCACTTTTACCATCTTTGAGTTTGAGGTACGCCTTATACGATTGGTAAAAAAGTAGTACTAAACCTAAGAGCCCCAAACCCGTAAATACATTATCTGGTACATTTTCACGTTCCAGTCCTACATATAAAAATAGCGGTCCTACGGTGAGCAAGTGAAATACATGAATTGGTAGATGTGATGTCATCCCTCTAAAAAATGATAGGTATTTTCTTTTCTGTTCAAATGTTAAATGGTTTCCATTGGTCCGTTTGGACTTGCGTTATTTTGTGATGGGTCTGCGCGAAATAATGGACGGATAGGGGCAAAGGCAGGGTTCGGCGTTCATATTTGTGACGGAACTACTACAGTTCACCAATATGCTGCTAAGATTCCGGGACATGAACCACAAACTAATCAACGCGCAGAGCTTAGGGCTTTGGAGTATGTTATTAATTATATTGCCGATAGGGGGGTTGCGGGGGCGACTATTTACACCGATTCTAAATACGGTATTGATGTAGTTACGAAATGGTGTATAGGCTGGGCGCGAAAGGGGTGGCGGAAAGCGGATGGTAAACCAGTTCTACACCAGGATATTATTCAGCCTATGTGGGCTCGGTGGCAAACGATTCGGTCAGTGACTTCTATGGTTCACGTACCGGCTCATACCAGCGGTGTTGACTTTGCGTCACGGGGAAATGCGGAAGCAGATCGGTTGGCAACGTCTATGACAGAATAGCCGGTGTTTATAATTTTTTTTATTTATATAAAACAGGATGAAACCCCAAAAACTGTACAATTTTATACTTTGGTTACTGGTTATGGGATTTGTAGGGGTTGTCTTTTACCGCATGTTCACCTCTTATAGCCCTGCCCACATTGACGATATATGGATTATCAATCTTGACCGTGCCACTGACCGATGGGAGAATATGCGTAAGCAAACCGCCCGACTGGGTGATATGGTCCATCGTTACTCCGCTATGGATGGAAAGACGATTACAGAACGCGATAGTCTTATTAAAGAGGGCGTTGGGAAAATAGTGACAGTAGACGGAACTAAATGGGATAAGATTATCAACAAAGGTGCTGTTGGTTGCTGGTTATCGCATAAACGATTATTACAACAGTTAGCTGATCAGGATCGCCAAAATGATTACGGACATCTTATTCTTGAAGATGATGTCCAAATACCTGAAGATTTCTTATCAGGACACGATACTTGGGCAAAGCTATCAAAGAATATACCAGCCGATTGGGATATGGTCTATCTTGGACTCTATCCAGAGGCTACTGGAACCCCTATAGCAGATAATATTGTAAAACTTCAACCATTAGGATATGCCCAATGGGGTACGCATGCATACTTAGTGAAGCATGGCTCTATCAAAACCAAAATTCTACCCGCTCTAAGATTTATGACAGCTGCGATTGATGACCAATATAGTTCATTATTTGGAGACTTAAATGCGTACTGTATTCGCCCCAGTATTCTACCCTTGAATGAAGAGATGAGTACTAAATCTACTATTATAGCTCTAAATTAATATTTGATTTGGCAGCAAGTTCATCATTATATCTTACTGTTGGCGGGTCGCATATATAAATATTCCAATGGTCCGCCATCATATCATAGTGAACATCAATCTCATTTGTCATGTGTTTGATGCTCGGTAATATCTTCGTCTTCAAGGCGCCGTGACGTACAAGATACGCATGGGCTCCCCAATTACCCTTATTATACGTTGTTGTCATCTTCTTGACGCCTGGTGCGACATCCGTACCTATAATCGGTTTCTTGATTCCTAAAAAGACTATATCCCAATCGGAAGGAATATGTTTAGAAATCTTAGACCAATTATCATTGCCCGTCAGAAAATCTGTAGGAAACTCGGCGTCGTCTTCGCAAATAAGGTGTCCAGCATTATCACTGGCATGTTGCTCAGACAAATACGTTAGAAGTCGCTTATGAGAAATCCAGCAACCGACTGCGCCTACGTTTGCCGATGTAATTTTATCTGTTGTTTTATCTTTTTCAAAATCACGCGACAGTGTTACAACATAACCGGCTCCGTACTTCTGCGCCTGGTCTCTTGTAAGATCCTTGCCATAGGTAGCCGACCATCGGTGAACCATAGTATGAATATGATTTGTCTTCGTCCGAATATTTTGCCATCGCTCAGCATCTTTATCAAGATTAATTACCCAAATATCTTGGATTCTAGGAGCTGTTAGTGCGCCCCAACTCATATATAATGCTATAATTGCCAGTGATGACACAACCGCAATTAGAAAGACTCCTATACCTTTGATAGGCTTAAGTTTCGCCATCCTTATATTGGATTTGGATTATTTTCTTAGTTTAATAAAGTTTTGAGATAGTCCGCCGATTCTAACGCTCCCTCCATCCATGTTTGCTCCATGCTTATAGACTCGCCCGTTAGATAGAGATTTGGCTCAGGATTATGTGCTATTTTAGATGCCTCCTCTGGACTATAATCTCCAGGAAGCCAATAGGTACATCCATTCGGCCAATCGTGCTTCTTCAAATAAGTCGGCTTTGTGATTGTTTTATCGGGAAAGAGTTTTGTCAACTCCTGATGAAGTGTCTCTTCTAAAGCAGGACCCTCAAGTTTACGCCAATAGTCTGTGTCATCACCATCCGTATACGAAATCATAATCAAACCGGATTTGGAATCAATAGGGATAATATAACGCAACGGACCATCGGTTACAACTTTTTCCTTAATATCCAATGGCGGTTGATAAACAGCATAGATACGCAAAAGAGGACTTGTTGCTAACTGCTTCATAATAGGCATATTCTTTAGAATGCTAAAGTCGCCGTATCCGCAACGGCAAGTTGCGATAATCACACGCGATGCCTGATATTTGAAAGGCAGTTTACGTTTGCCACGAAGTCCTGTGATTTCGAACAAGTCAGGGGCAAGTCGTTCGATGTTTGTAACTTTATGACGGCTTTTAAGGGTGGCGCCGGCTTTGTCGGCAGCGTCGTGAAGATGTGTTGTGATGGCGTCTAGCCCTTCTACGACCCCATAATAGTCCGCTGGTTTGTCGGTTCCCATTGGTTTAGTGGGGGCGAAAAGGGGTAGGGCGACATCGGCGCGTAGGATATTAAATTCTGACCAGTAGGGGTAATATTTCAGTACTGCCTCTAAGTCTTTGGGGACGAGTTCTGCTACGGTATGTGTAGCAAGTACTTCGTCGGGTAGGGTTTGTAAGACGTGTCGTAGGGGTTCAAAAAGCTGTATGAAGGGATTAGGGTGCCCGTTAACGGTACTTTCCGTGCTGATGGGATAGGTATGAAGTCCGAAACGTTTAACCAGTGCGGTAACTCGCTTATGTGCGTGAAAGACGCGACCTGCTCCGATTTCGTACTGAAGTCCTTTGGATTTATCGCGGTAGGTAATAACTCTACCGCCCCAAATCTTATATTGCTCAAGCACGAGCACATCATTGGAGGATACCTTGTTGGCAAGATATTCTGCAATAGATAGACCAGCCAGACCACCCCCAATGATGATAGTCCGCCCCACATTCATTTACTTACT